TTCGACAACGGCGACCTGCTCCGGATCCCGTTCTTCGGTGAGATCTTCGGCCAGGAGGACGCGGAGTACTTCGAGCCGGACGGCTGCGAGCAGTGGGAGCTCATGAAGGACCGGAAGAACCGGGTCGCCTTCCGGCAGAACTGCTGGGAGTGGGGCTGGCTCCAAAACAAGCGGAAAGGCTCTGCGACGAATTTCTGCCGCGTCCTCGGCAACGGTAATGCCAACCACTGGGGCGCCTCGGCCTCCAACGGCGTCCGCCCGGCTTTCCTTATCAACTGATCATAAATCCCGGGGGCCCTGCGCCCCCGGAGGATCTACCCATAAACAAGCAAGGAGGAACCGATGGAGAATATTATCTCTTTTACATTCAACGAAGGCAGGGGCCACATGACCATCGTGCTGGACAAGTTCTTCCCGACCGACGCAACCCGACTCCGGAAGCTGCTCAAACTGGTCGACGAAGACTATGAACACCGGGACGAGCTGCGGGCCATCATCGTCCAGCACTGCGGTCAACGCGCCTCTGCCCTTCTGGACGGCCGGAGAGACCTGGCCAACAAGGCCGTGGAGCAGCACGCCAGGGCGACGGAAATGCAGCCGGAGATCGACAAGCTCACCGGCCAGATCGAGCGCCTGGCTGAGTACTGCAAGACCAAAGAGGGCCGGGCCTACCGGGAGCAGCTCAAAGAACTGAAGGCCAAGCTGAAGGACCTGAAGCAAAGGCAGCGCGATGCGCTCGCCTCCTACCGTGACTACCAGCGGGAGTTCGTCAGCGCTGAGAACCGGGCCAACAGGCTGAAGAAGAACGCGGAGGTCGCGGATTATGACAAATAAAGCAAGCACGGCCGAGGTCCTACGCCTCGCCGACCACCATCTACAGATACAGAACAACGGCGAGCTCCTGATCTCTACCGGCAAGAGCCGCTTCGAGACAGCCTGGAAGAACAAGACCATCTACTGGTCCGCCCTGCTGCTGAAGCTCTCGAAGTCCGTGGAGACTCCGGAGACCCACGCCGAGTACATGAAGATGTCAAAGGAGGAACAGGACGGGATCAAGGACATCGGCGGCTTCGTCGGCGGGCACCTGAAAGAAGGACGCCGGAAGACCGGCTACGTCCTCGCCCGTCAGATCCTCACCCTGGACCTGGACTTCCCTCCTGCCGACTTCTGGGAGCAGCTTGTGAACAATCTGGAGATCGACTGCGCCTTCGCAGTCTACTCCACCCACAAGCACTCGAAGGCCACGCCGCGCTACCGTCTGATCATGCCGCTCGACCGCGAGGTCTCTCCGGACGAGTACGAGGCCATCGCCAGGAAGATCGCCGAGAAGGTCGGCATCGACTACTTCGACGACTCGACCTTCCAGCCGACCCGGCTCATGTACTGGCCGTCGAACTCTTCCGACGTGGAGCCGTTCTTCAAGTACTACGACGCGCCCTTCCTGAAGGCCGACAGCGTCCTGGCCGAGTACCCGGACTGGGCGGACACGAGCTTCTGGCCGTATTCCTCCAGGATGACGGACATCCGGAAGCGCCAGGCAGACCGCCAGGGCAACCCTCTCGAAAAGAAGGGCATCGTCGGCGCCTTCTGCCGGACCTATACCATCACCCAGGCGATTGCGAAGTTCCTGCCGGACATCTACACCGCGACGGCCAAGGAGGACCGCTACACCTACGCGGCAGGCTCCACGGCCGCGGGCCTTGTCATCTACGACGGCGACATGTTCGCCTTCTCCAATCACTCAACGGATCCGGCGGGCGGGCAGCTCTGCAACGCCTTCGACCTGGTCAGGATCCACAAGTTCGGCGGCCAGGATGAAGGCAAGGAAGACAAGACCGGCAAGGACCGGCCGAGCTACAAGGCCATGGCCGACTTCGCCGCCCAGGATCCTGACACCAAGACCACGCTCTTCTCCGAGAGAAGGCAGCAGGCGGCCGACGACTTCGCTGAGGCTCCTGCCGCGGATCCGGATGGGGCCGCGGAAGACGATGGCTACTCCTGGCAGGTAAAGCTGGAAGTGAACGACAAGGGAACGCTCTCGCCGAACGCTCACAACGCTCTCCTGATCCTCAGGAACGACCCGAACATCCAGGGCATCCAGCTGAACGAGCTCAGCGGCGGCGTGGAGTGCAGGAAGAAGCTCCCATGGACCCGGCCGAACAGGTTCTGGTCTGAGAGCGACGACGCCCAGCTCTTCATGTGGATCAGCGTCACCTACCACGTCAACTTCACGGACAAGGTCTTCCAGAAGGCCTTCACCACCGTCGTCAGCGAGCGCCGCTTCAACCCGCTCCGGGACTATGTGGCAGGCCTGCCTGAGTGGGATGGCGTCCCAAGGGTGGACACGCTCCTGATCGACTACCTGGGCGCGGAGGACACAGCCTACACCAGAGCGGTCACCAGGAAGAGCCTGATCGGCTGCATCAACCGCGTGCTGGAGCCCGGCTGCAAGTTCGACACCGTCCTGGTCCTCGACGGCAAGCCTGGCATCGGCAAGTCGACCATGCTCAGGAAGCTGGGCGGCGAGTGGTTCAGCGACTCCCTGAGCCTCGCAGACACCAGGGACAAGACCGCGGCCGAGAAGCTGCAGGGCTGCTGGATCATGGAGATCGGCGAGATGCAGGGCACCCGGAAGGCCGACGTGGACATCCTGAAGGGCTTCCTCAGCCGCCAGATCGACGAGTACCGGCCAGCCTATGGCCGAGTCGTCGAAAGGCACCCGAGGACCTGCGTGATCTTCGGAACGACCAATACCACCACCGGCTTCTTGAGGGACACCACCGGCAACCGCCGCTTCTGGCCGGTGCCGGTCGAGGGCGGCCGGAAGTCCGTCTGGGACATCACGGAGAGCGAACGCTCGCAAATATGGGCGGAGGCGTTCGCGCTCGCCTCAGAGGGCGAGACGTCCTACCTGGATCCGGAGCTGGAGAAGGTGGCCACCCAGATGCAGCAGCAGGCGCTGGAGTACGACGACCGCGAGGGCTCTGTCATCGAATACCTTGACACGAAGCTGCCGGATGACTTCTACGACTGGGACACCTACCGCAGGGTGGACTACTTCCAGCAGGATGACGAGCTGCAGCCCAAGGAAGAAGGAACGCGCCAGCGGACCGAGGTCTGCGCGCTGGAGATCTTCTGCGAGTGCTTCGGAAGACCGAGGAACATGTGGAAACGCCAGGACGGTTATGAGATCGCGGCCATCATGGCCAGGCTGACCAACTGGGAGCGAACGGGAAGCACGACAAGGATCCCCGGCTATGGCAAGCAGAGGGTCTACACGAGGGTCAGAAAATGAGGAACAAGTCCTGGAACAAGTTGTGGAACAAGTGCGGAACAAGCTGGGGCATGTTCCTGAACTTGTTCCAGCGGAAGCCCCAAAAAGTGGAACAACTTCCACTTGTTCCAAAAAGTTGTTACCGTGAAAACCCTTATAAATCAAGGCTCTGGCCCAAGTGGTAACAAGTGGTAACAAGTATAAATAAAAATAAAAATTATAAGAATATAGCACGCGTACACGCGTATACGCACGTACGCACGCGTAATATACGCGCGTATAGGAAAACGGGCGAAACTTGTTCCACTTGTTCCAACCGGAAAATGTGGACAACTTTGCGGATAAATGGAGGCTGAAATGAACGAACGCGAACGAGACGTCGAGAAGTGGCTGAGGAAGGAGATTGAGAAGATGGGCGGGCTGGCTTTTAAGTGGACCAGCCCCGGGAACGATGGAGTGCCCGACCGGATCGTCATCCTCCCGGGCGGCAGGGTGCACTTTGTGGAGCTGAAAACCGATGGGGGCAAGCCCCGGCCTGTCCAGGTGTGGCAGCTGGGGCGCCTCCGGCATCTGGGCTGCAATGCTGAGGTGATCCGGGGCATGGACGAGGCCAGGGAGTTCATTGAGGAGGTACGAGATGCAATACACATGTGACTGGTGTGGCAAGGAGTTCCAGAGATATCCGAGCCAGATGGTCGGGAAGAAGATGGCCTTCTGCTGCAGAGACTGTCAGGCAAGATACCGATTGAAGAAGTACAACCCGGAGGGGCGTCCTATAACACGACACCCGCATCTGAGCGAATACAATCGACAGCACAATGCAGAGAGAATGACCAAGGAAGTCCGGGAAAAGATAAGCAAGGCAAGGCTTGACACTGGAACCGCTGACACCTACAGAAAAGTGAACGGAAGACACGAACATCGAGCCGTGGCAGAGCAAATACTCGGGCGGCCACTGAAAAAGGGCGAGGTCGTGCATCACATTAACAGAAACAAGAAGGACAACAGACCCGAGAATTTAATGATTTTTGCAAGCCAAGCGGAGCACGCCCGCTGGCATAAAGAACACGACGAAGAGGAAGGAGGTGGTGCCAGATGAAGTTCATGCCGCATGATTATCAAAAGAGAGCGATGGAGCTCGTGATCAAGATCCCGAAAGTCGGGTTATTTTTAGACATGGGCTTGGGTTAGCAAAACTGTGATAACACTCACAGCGATCCAGCATCTCCTGTATGAGACTTTCGAGATCTCGAAGGTCCTGGTGATCGCTCCCAAACGAGTGGCCGAGGACACCTGGACGAGGGAGCACGCCAAGTGGGACCACCTGAAGCAGCTGCAGATCTCCCGGGTGCTGGGCGGACCCGGTCAGAGGCAGGCAGCCCTCAGCCGGGAGGCTGACATCTATGTCATCAACCGGGAGAACGTCGCCTGGCTAGTCCAGTACTACGGCCGCCGCTGGCCCTTCGACATGGTCGTCATCGACGAGCTCTCGAGCTTCAAGAACCCGCAGAGCAAGCGCTTCCGCTCTCTCCGCCGGGTGTTGCCTCTCGTCTCCCGCGTGGTCGGCCTCACCGGAACGCCGTCGCCGAACGGCATGATGGACCTCTGGGCTGAGCTCTATCTTCTGGACAGAGGCGAGCGCCTGGGGAAGACCCTGGGCTTCTACCGCGAGACCTACTTCCGGCCGGGAGCCCGCAACGGCTACGTCGTTTACAGGTGGGAGCTCCGGAGGGGAGCCCAGAAACAGATCGAGGAAAAGATCAGCGACATCTGTATCAGCATGAGCGCCAGCGACTACCTGACACTGCCGAAGAGGATCGACAACGTCATCCCGGTGCAGCTCTCTCCGGACGAGATGGAGGCCTACAAGCGCATGGAGCGCGACCAGCTCCTCCAGATCGAGGACGACGACATCGCGGCCCTGAACGCGGCGGCCGTCATGACCAAGCTCCTCCAGATAGCGAACGGCAGCGTCTACACGAACGAAGGCAAGGTCGTGAAGATCCACGAGGCGAAGCTGGAGGCCCTGGCCGAGATCGTCGACACGACGGACAGCCCGGTGCTGGTCTTCTACAGCTACAAGCACGACCTCGCGGCCATCCAGGGCAAGATCAAGGGCGCGAGGATCCTGGAGAACGAGAAGGACATCTCCGACTGGAACGCCGGGAAGGCCCAGGTGCTACTGGCCCACCCTGCCAGCGTCGGCTATGGCCTCAACCTTCAGGAGGGCGGCCATGTGATCGTCTGGTACGGCCTCACCTGGAGCCTGGAGCTCTACCAGCAGGCCAATGCCAGGCTATACCGGCAGGGCCAGGAGAAGCCGGTGATCATCCACCACCTGATCGCTGAGGGCACAGCCGACGAGGAGGTCATGGCAGCACTACAGAACAAGGACACGAGCCAGGCGGCCCTGCTGGCAGCACTCAAAGAGAGGAGGGCCAAGTGAACGCGGAAGGCTATCCGGACCCTACGGCCGACAAGGCCATCAAGAGGGCCGACAAAGCGCCGGAGCAGGTCAGCGAGCTGATCAGAACGATCAAGGCCGTGGCAGCTCTGGCCGGTTACGACATAACGAACAGGATCCACCTGAAGGATCAGAAAACGGGGAGGAAATACACATGATAGGTTATTTAAGCGGCCCGGTTACGGGCAACCCTGACTACAAGAAGCAGTTCGCGTGGTCAGCGAAGCAGCTCACGCGCATGGGCTATGATGTCATCAATCCGGCAGCACTCTCCCAGGTCGTCCCGATCGAGGAGCTGAGCTATGACACGATCATGGAGATCGACATGCTCCTGCTCTCGAAGGCTGACTACCTGATCCAGCTCCCGGGCTGGGAAAACAGCAGAGGCGCCAACAGGGAGCTGGGCTACGCCCTGGCCACCGACAAGATCGTGGTCTCGCTGGAGCATCTGCTGAAGGAAGGGAGGGAGCAAGCCTATGGACCTACAAAGCACTTTTGACTATCTGATGCAGATCCGCAAGAAGGAGTACGCCATCAAGAGGAAGCAGCTGAGGTGTGAGGAGCTGAGGAGCTGCCTCGGCGCCAGGGCGATCCAGTACGACCGCGACCGGGTGCAGACGTCTCCGGTCGACAAGGTCAGCGAGATCATCTGCAAAGTGGCCGATCTGGAGGACCAGATCGAGCAGCTCCAGGAGGAGAAGGCCCTGCTGATCATCGAGATCGGCGACGCCATCGAGCAGCTGGAGGATGACAACGAGAAGACCGTCCTGGCCGAGTTCTACATCGGCCGGGTGCCGATGGCTCAGGTGGCTGAGATCATCAACTACAGCGTCCGGAGGACGTACTACTTCCGGAAGCAAGGCGTCCTACATCTGGGGGAGGCGCTGGGCGGGAATTAAAAGTCGGCAAACATTGCAAAAACGAACGTGATATTATGGTAACGTGAAACGAGTGAGAGCAGGCGAAGAGTCGCCTGCTCTTTTCCGTTGTCCAAAACACCGAATACAGCGAGGAGGTGAGGTCGTGCCAAGGGCGAAGAACGCGAAGGCGGACGAGGCCCTGGCTTTATATAGACAGGGCCTCAAACTCGTGGAAATAGCCAGGCAGCTCGAAGTCCCAGAGGGAACGGTCCGCCGATGGAAATGCACCCATGACTGGGACGGTAAGAAAAGCGAACGCTCGGAAAAGAAAACGAGCGCTCGGAAACGAGGCGGACAGCCTGGCAACCGCAACCGAGCGGCGCCAAAAGGAAACAGGAGGGCCGAGAAGTTCGGCTTCTACAACAAATACCTGCCGGAGGAGACGCTGGAGATCTTCGGAGAGATCGCGGAGGCCGATCCGCTGGATCTTCTCTGGGACCAGATCCGCTTCTCCTACACGGCCATCGTGAGGGCCCAGAAGATCGCCTACGTCAAGGACCAGCAGGACAAGACGATCGAACGGATCGAGGAGAAGGACGGGAACGTCATCGGCGAGCGCTGGGAAGTGCAGCAGGCCTGGGACAAGCAGGCCAACTTCATGAAGGCCCAGGCCCGGGCGATGGACACCCTCAGGGGCCTGATCAAGCAATACACCGAGATGCTGCAAGAACGCGGCGAGACCGCCACTGAGGAACAGAAGCTCCGGCTCGAACTTCTGCGCTCCAAGCTCGGCAGCGGCACCGGAGAGATCCGGAGGGTGACTATTATCAATGACACAAAGCAACGAGATCCGGATCAGTGACCTGATCATTCCTAAGTTCTGGGACGTGTTCAACGACGAGGAACACACCCACAAGATCCTCACCTCTGGCCGAGCCGGGACGAAGTCCTCAGAGGCAGCGATCGAGACGGTCTTCAAGATCGTGCAGGACGTCGACGGGAGCGCCGTCGTCATCCGGAAGAGGCACAACAAGCTCCGGAAGACCGTATACAAAGAGATCAAGAGAGCGATCAAGAGGCTGGGCCTCGACGAGCGCCTCTTCAAGATCACCGTGAGCCCGATGGAGGTCACGTTCCTGGAGAATGGGAACACGATCTACTTCACCGGCTCCGACAATATCGACGACACCAAGGGCATCATCGACGAGAGCAAGCCGATCAAGCTGGTCATGATCGACGAGGTGAACGAGTTCTTCGAGCAGGGCGAAGGCGAGGACGAGCTCCAGAACATCGAGGCGACCTTCATCCGAGGCAACGACGAAGGCTTCCAGATGCTCTACCTCTATAACCCGCCCAAGAACCCGAACGCTCCGGTCGTCCAGTGGACCCGCAAGATGGAGCAGCGCCCCGACTGCATCCACGTCCATGTGGACTACAGAGACGTGCCGGAGGCCTGGATCGGCCGGAAGCTCCTGGAGTCGGCCGAGATCCTCAGGCAGATCGACGAGCGCCAGTGGCGCTGGCTCTGGCTGGGCCTCTCGATCGGCGTGGACGAGCTGATCTACTACATGTTCGGCGGCAAGAACGTCGCCAGGACGAAGGAGGAGGCCTTCCCGCTGATCGGCGTGGGCGTCGACTATGGCCAGCAGAACGCCACCACCTACCAGGCGGCCGGTCTCAACATGACCAAGCACCGGCTGGAGGGCCTGGCGGAGTACTATCACAGCGGCAGAGAGTCCGGGACACAGAAGAGCCCCAGCAAGTACGCGGAGGACTTCGTGGCCTTCCTGGACGATCTCCACGAGGAGTACAGCTGCAACAGCTTCTACGTCTTCATCGACCCGTCTGCTGCGGGCCTGGCGGAGGAGATCAAGCGAGCGGTCCGGGGCTGCGGCTACAGCGTCCGGCTCCGGGACGCACAGAACGACGTCGCCCTGGGGATCTCCAGGGTGCAGAAGCTCCTCACCTTCGGGATGCTCACGATCTCCCCGAAGCAGGAGAACGCCCGGCGCGAGTTCGGGCTCTATGAATACGACAAGAAAAGCATCGAGCGAGGCCAGGAGAAGCCGGTCAAGGAGAACGACCACTGCATGGACGCGATCCGCTACCTGGTGATGGGCCTCTGGTCGAAGCTGAAGCACTACCTCCCGGTGCAGGACAAAGAGGAGGAAAACAACGAAGAAGCGGAGGGCTTAATCTGAAATGAATATCTTTGAATACTTCAAGAAGAAGGGCATCGACACCCTCGACAGCTCCTTCTACAGCAAGATCGACATGTGGGGCAGCTGGTACAGGTCGAACGTGAAGAAGTTCCACCAGTATCGGATCTACCACGGCGCGAGCCACTACGAGCGCTGCCACCGGAAGAGCCTGGGCAT